AAGGAATGTAGTGACCCCTCCCCCCCTATGGCTGCGACAGATTTTTTATTTTATTTCTGTCGGTTGCCGAATAGGAGTTTTGGTAGTTGGTTTGATTGTTGTCCAAACATTTTCGATTGGACCATTATCAACAATCCAATTGATTGCTGCTGCTTGTACACCAAGCTCTTCAGTGATGTCGAGCAAGTCATCAGTGTTGCCCATGACAAAAGCTAATAGCTCAGGTGTATTGTAGTCATTGTCTGTATCATACTTGTACCATTCATCCCATTGAGTAAAGGGATTGTATGGATTGTCATACGTTGTTAGCATGACATCAAGTACTTCATCGTACTGTTCGTCCATTGACTACCTCCTTTACTCTACGATGTTCTGGATGGAACTAACTGATAGACCAAGAGCTTCAGATACTTCAGCATAGCTGTGTCCATTACGAAGCATGGCCTTGGCTCTACTTGCTTTGGCTAATGAGATAGACTCGCTCTTACGAGGAGTAGCTAACTGCTTAAGCCTGTCTGCATCTGAGTACCGAATGATCTGTGTTAGTTTGTTAGTAGACACAGCACCAGCTTGAATAGCTGCCCACTCATCATCGTCAATGCTAATCCTTACCTTCTTACCAGAAGCTCCAACTTGTACACGAGCTGCTGCAATAGATTGTTGCTTAAGCTTCTTAAGTTGGTCTGGCTGCATGTCAGGAGTTCGTTTAGATGCAATGGTTCTGTTAGCAATCAGTTGAGCTTGACGTTCTTTAGGCGCATTCATAAGTGCATCACTAAGCTTCTTGTCTAATGACTCGAGCTGAGGTCTATACTTAATCTTAGCTTCCTTACTGATGTGCATGTTAGGAGTCTTGTCTACTAGATCACGACCCTTCTGCTGTAGCTTACCAAGAGCATTGATATAATTACCATACATGTTCTCAATAGGCGTACCAGAACCTAGCTTCTTAGCATCATCGACCATATCAACAATAGCTTTCTCTGTTCCTTTCTTACGAACAGTCTTAGTAATTGTTGGTTTGAGTCTTGGGTTGGCTGCTAGTTCTTCAGGAGACCGGTGTCTTTCCACCTTCTCTGTTTCAGATATCTTTCTCTTGGACAAGGAAATAAGAGTAGATGCTCCAGTCCCTTTGCTACCAGTTAAAATATTGGTATGCAATTGGTATTTCTTTTTAAGAGATGCAATATCGTTTTCTCTTTCAGATCTCTTATAATCAAGACTATGTTTCTCTGCATCAATAACAACCATTGAATGTCGTACTGCACGAGCGATCTCTGATTGTGATGCGTTCTTAATAGTCATGTCAGTAATAAGATTAGATACCTCGCCCATTTGTTTTTGGGTATCGATCTTCGGAGGCTTAGGAGTATAATAAGCTTTGGTATCAAAGTTCTTTAACTCCTTCAATGAGCGAGCAGTTTTAATTTGACCCTTGTTGTTTGGAATAACCATAACGGAGTCACCATCAAAGTCTGCCCCTGAAAGTTTAGATGCAACGGATGAATCTATACCAATGGCATCTTTGGCATTACGCATAAATTTAGCCGCACCACTTCCAAGTTTATTATTAACAGTTAGTTCTGGTAATTCAAATCTTCCTCCATGAGGATAACGAACGAGTACTACTTTCTCACCATTCTTAAATGATGGAGCATATACTTCGTTAGCTTTGATACCATCGAGAGGTAATAATACTTTACCTTTCATTCGATCAAACCCTGTTAATTTAAGAGACTGTCGTTTTGAATCCAAGCCATCGATAAAATCATTCATCAAGGCTTTTTTAACAACTGGATTCGTTAACTTAGAAATCTCTTCGTACTCTTTCTTAAGTTTGTTGTATGTAGTTTCAATACGATCCTTAACAAGAGCAGGTGGTTGTTTAGATAAGAACTGAGAAGATAAAGTTTTAGACCAGGAATTCCAGTCGCCTTCTTCATTAACCTTATTGATTGCACCTTTCTGTCCACCTGGTTTAATAGTTGCACCAAATGGATTATCAGGATCATCTTTCAAAGGTTTCAGTACTTTCTCTGGAGGAGTCCCTCGTTTCTTATTGGTGTTGAAAATAACATCGACACCTTTTGGAAAGTCTTTTGGATCTCCATAAACAGCCATCCCTTTAAGATAATGAGTTCCACCAACTCCGATGCGAACCTGGGCATAATGAGAATTACCTAGATCAAGATCCTTAACTCCAGGTCTCAATTGCATTACCCCATCTTTTGCCGTGCCACCATCTTCATCGTACTTAATTCCCACCCGTTTCCAATCAAGGTGCTGAATAGGCTTAAGTCCTAGTTGAGACAGACCATTTTCATCTTTGTAAATAAGAGGTGGTGTAATCTTATCTCTGTTTTGTCGTACTACAGAAATATCAGGTTCTTTAGACAAGACCTTCATCTCTACCCAGTGAGCGTCATTGGTTGCGTTCTTAACATAAATGTTGTGAACATGATAACCTTTTTCTTCTAACTGTTGCGTAGCACGTTTAAGCATACTATCATTAATACCAAGTTGTTGGGCTGAGCCAGAACCAATATCAATGTAATCATACTTACCTACCAGTTTCTCCAAGTCACCTTTGACTTGTTCCATTCTGGTAACATTATGTTTAACCTTGGCATTTAAGTTCATACGAACAGTAGATTCAGGGATACCCAGTTGTCTAGATATCTCAATTGATCCGAATCCTTTATCTGCTAATTCATTGATTCGAGAAATGTTGTTCTTACGAATTTCTTGCTTAGCGATATTGTTTCTCTTACGAAACTCTGTTGTAGATATGCCAAGTTTGTTCGCTATTTCCGTGTCTGTCAATCCGGTCTTGCGGTATTTAGCCACAACATCGGACCAGCCAGTGGCACGTTGGTATGAATTATCTCCGGAACCCCAAGCATAGCGACCACTGTGAGGAACGGAGCCTTGATGTGGAGTTCCTCTATGTTCGAGGTACTCTTGTAAAGTTTCCGACATCATTCACCTCACGGTTTGTTTTCAAGTAATGCTGAGAATTCCTTAATGCTATGCATAATATCATAGACATCTTCGGGCTCAGGAATTACTTCATCAATGTTATCCCCTTGATAAATACGTAGAATCATGTCTGTCTTTTCAGGTTTGACAGAATACTCAAGACAGAAATATGCGGCATACACTAACAATTGTTCCATCTTTGGTTTAGTCACGCCTGTCTTCAAATCATGAATACGTAGGAATCCACGAGGATTATCTTTCTTTGGAGGATCATATCGAATAGCATCAGCTGTACCAAATGCGTAAGGACTGTAAAATAAAAGGACTTCACTGTCCATGTTGAATCCTATTGCATCATTAACAAAATTGGCTAAGGCGGGATGTGTATGTCCAGGCAATAACCTAATTCGTTTGTTAATAGCTTCAGATGCGAATTCGTGTAACTCCGTTCCCCGTTGTTTCGCTAGCTCGTTTTCAAATCGGCTAACGACTTTCTCGGGAGTATAATTTATCCAGTGACATTGACTAGCGCTTAGAAACGAATGTTTTCCTTCGTAGTCGTAATGCCTGTTCCATTTCATGCAAAACTTCCTCCTTGTTTTCAGGATATATAGTCCTAGCCCAACCTCCGTTGTCGTTATACTTCTTCAAGTAATATGGTTGGTTCGGACGATATGGTGCCTTAGCACTCTTCTTACATTCAAGATGAAATGACCAAGGACCTACATCCACAGACAAATCAGGAATCCCTTGAATATGCTTAGCATCGTTCTTTTTAACGATAGCATCAGGAATCAAAGCCTCAATATCTTTAATCAAGACTCGCTGAAAATCTCTTTCCAATTTGCCCATTGTTGCTGCACCCAATTCCTCTCGTTGAATTTTTCTTTGGTTTTAATCGCTTTATAGACGGCGTCGTCTATACATTCCGAACTCTTTAAATAGATATAATGCATTGTATCAAATGGCGTATTAATACGATTTATGCGTCCTTCACTCTGCTCCATAATACGATATGAATAGTTGAGTGAGTAAAATAGAATTGTATCAGTTGTAATACAGTTCCAGGCTTCTGATCCGGCAATATACTGAACTAAATAAATCCAGCCATCGCCATCATCCGGAATACTCTCATGTCGAGAACCATTCCATTGTCTATATCTAAGTCCGAGTTCTTCACAAATGTCAATTAGAATCTCCAACTCATAAATGTAATTGTAGAACACAATCAATTTATCTTTGGTCATGATATGTCGTTTTGCATTCTCCCTTCTACGATCACTAGAACAAACAATTTTTCTAAGTACTTGCGTGAACTCAGATGCGTTCATGATAGGTTCGTTAGTGAAAGGATTAAACCTGGATTTAACAGTTTCGTCATACAACTTTCTGTCGAAGTCACAGGTTACAAATACACGATCTATCTTAGTCTTACGGAAGTCCGCCATAGACACAATAATAGCTCGCCTATATCTTTCTAATCGATCTACCTTGTGGTATCTTTTAATTTGAGGGAATGACGTATATGGTTTGTACTCAACATGCTCATCGATAAAATGAGACTTGTTGCGATAGAATCCATTGGCTATGAATAATACCATAAAGTCAATCCAAGTATCACCTGGTGTAGCAGATAACATAATCCATTTATTACGTCTGCTAATATCAATCAAGCTGCGTCCCCATGTTCCATAACCAACAGCACGTTGTTCGTCAAAAATAAAGAAAGCATCTTTGACGTCTTTGTACTTTTTGATATTGTTCCATGAATCAACAACTCCATTTATACCAAGCAACTCAAAATCACGTTGCCATTCTTTATCATCTCGCTTCTTTGCGACAGTGATAATATAAAGCGGTTTGTCCGAATGATTACGGATGTAGTAGAATAGGCCCGTTAAAGATTTACCCGAGCCTACTTTACCACAAAGCACACAACCATCTCTAAGATGATCTAGTGCCTGTTCCTGATAATCATATAGTTGGACCATTAAAATCCGTATTTACGAGCCAATGGTGTTGATTGTACGTGGATATATGCTTTAGATAAGTCAAGGCGTGCGTAAGTTCCACGTTCGTGTTTCTCACGACGACGAATAACCATGTCACAAGCACGGATTTCCATTTCGTCAATCATACCATACATATCCGGAGTTAGGAATGTGATGTTGTCAGTTGGTACTTCTTCATCGACATCCAATTCACCATCGTCATTGATGAGCGCAATAACCGGAGTGCTGTACTCAGTATATACTTTGACCTTGATGTAATACGTTGGTTGTACAACATCTGGGTCGAGGTCTGGGTTCTTAGCTGCAGGATCGTGAAGTTTTACATTGATTCCATAATCTTGAAGAACTGGAACATCTTCTGGATCGATCACAATTTGGAAATTCCGGTCACCGAGCGCATTAAACTCAGTCTTACGGCCTTCGAAGTTCGGTCTAAACATAAACTGAACATTTTCCAATTGCAACTGTTTGTTACTAATAGCTAATACTTTTGTCATTTTTAAAATATCCTTTCGATTTGTTTTGACATAAAAATAGCAAGAAAAAAGTAAAAGATCCTAAAATCTTTTATCCCTTCCTATTATGTGCCAAGTAATTTCTGCGAAATCCGCAAGCAACAAAATTAGGCTACCGCCGAAGTTTCTTCTGAAACCTCAGACGATAAACCTAGAACAACTTGATAATCAGTTGGCATATCATCAACAATTTCATTGATGTCTCCAACTTTCATAATCTTCTTCAAACCTTCGAGAGCGACTCTGTCATAATATGCAAAGTCAACATCATCGTCTTTAAATTCCGCAGATTGCTTGAACTTAAATCCTTTCGTGCCGGTTACTGACTTGAATGTTTCATTGTCTTCAGTCCACAATGCTTCTTCTCCAGTGAGAGATGCATAAATAGATCCTACTTTACCAACGAACTCTTTACCAAGATAAATATGGCCTTTCGATTGTTTGGTCAGGAAGAAATCTTTTTCCTCAATACGTTCCTTAGTCCATACTCGTTTCAACAAATATGGGTTCAAGAATTCTGCTCCAGTCGGAGACCAGCTGTCATCTTCAAGTTGAGCAATATAAACAGCATTATTAATTAACGCCATACGTTTATAAGTGTGCTCATGCTCAAATTTATAATTGTATTGAGGGAGTGCTCCAAATTTATGAACGAAGTCAATAATATAATCGTCCACATTTGGAATCTTAATCGAGTCCGTTTTAATATGAGCAACCTCATATCCTTCGTCCTCAACCGCAAAGCGTAAGTCGACCATAAATAAAGCGCCACGTTTAGCAACAATGTTGTCAACGTTGGATGGGTGCTTGAATTTATTATCAAACTTAGCAGACGTCATACCATATACAGAGTTGATTACAATCTTCAATGCTGTCACCAAAGGTTTGATATATTCTGGATTATCCAAGAACGGAGCTAGAATACCATCAAACATTTGTTTAACTTCATCGATCTTATTATGCTTAAGCAACACACGAACTTTAAGCAAGTCGGCATACCTCTGAGTATATGGTCCAAAGTAATTCATATTCACGAGACTGTTAGGATGCATAGACTCAACGTCAAGCAATCCAACGTTCTTGTAAATACCTGGTTTGGCATAAACATAACCACCCTCGCCGGTCTCAATACCACGATATGTGGATTTACCGAACTCGTAGACATAACCAGGGAATGTCTTAGACAGATCAACATAATTGAATTTGTCTTGTGGTCGTGGATCATTACCGAAAATAAATAATGCAGTCAACTGGTTGTTTGTTGCATTCATGGATCCTCGGGAAATTGTTGCTAGGATTTCACGAGCAACATAATCGGCATAAACAGCATCAAACAATTTCTCAGTAGCATCAACGTCATTGACACAGTAGTCTACAACGACTGGTACTAAATGATCTGGTACTGGTTGATCCCAGGGGATTTCCATTTCTACGTGTTTGATACCTAGTTCGACTTCCCATTTCTTAAGCGACTGTTTCTTCTGGCTGTACTCATAAATATCAGCATAACTAATTTCATAAGCAGCTGCATACATTCCAGTCTTGGCGTTCTTCTCGTTGATAATACGATGTGACTGTTGGAACAAATCCATTTCACTACCGCCAAGAAGTCTCGCATAAAGAATATGGTTATCGTATCGTCGATTGTTAAATCCTACTAGAGGGAACGAAAGTAAATATTCAATCTGCTCAGGAGTCGGATTAATCCACTTAACGAATTCATCATCTCCATATTTCTTCCAGACAACGACAAACAGATTTGGATACACCTCAATATCGAAGAACACTAATTCTTCTTTGGGATATATCTTCGTGAATCCTGTAAGTCGATCCTGGATCTTATCTTCGTTCTCATCTCGAAGTGTCGACCAAGGAATCTTCTGAACAACCTTCAAACAGTACTCACGATTATTTGTTGACTTCAATGCTCGCATCATACAAGCATGTCGTAAATCATTCAAGTCATATTCAAGACCTTGATCGTGAGCCTTCTGAATTTCATGAGCAATCCAATCGATAGTCGGTTTAGTATTTGGATGTGATGGTTCCTTACCCTCAATCATACCCAACTGTCGTTTTACAAAATTACGTAATACCTGCTCGGTATACACAATATCTTCTATCTCGCTATACACCACAGCCTCCTTCTCTCTTAGTGGGAGACCTGAGGATATATGCGCGATTTCATACTCATTGGCTTTCATGTTGATACGTCGTAGAGAAGACTTCCCACGATATACCTTGATCTCCACATCCTCTTCGACCAAATTAGATAACTCATTCACATTACCGTCATAGATATAATGCAAGTGAATACCATGGCCAGATTTGGATAGTTCGGCATACGTCGGAGGGAACTGTCGGGCGGCTTCCTTGTTCAGTTCCAAATCCTTCTTGCCGGTCTCTGGGTTCTTTTTATCCAAGTCAATAATAACATGACTCAGCGGAACTTTAACCCAATGAAGTTGTTCCGTGTCGATATCCGCTAACACAGTCTTAACATCATCCCACTTCGCTAAAGGATTGCCTTTCGAATTTGCGGGTTGTGCTGGGAATGCTGCTGCGATACCATTGAAATATGACGGGTTGTCAAGAAACGTGAGCCAATCTTCTTTCGCTTCTTCGGAATGTACGAATCGACCATCAGTTTTATCTCCGAGCCCTTCTGGATATACGACTTCCCATTTGAATCCTCGATATAAATTCTTGTAACGAATATTATCAATTCGGATCTCTGTATGGAATTCGTCGAAATACCGCATGAGTTCTTTCTTGATCTTGGCTTTGTATCCTTCTGTCTTGAATCCGAGATCTTCTAGATATTCTTTATACATCTCCGCAACACGCTTGAGTGTAATATCCTTACCAATCTCCATGGCATTACTCCGAACAAAGTCAAAGATAATGTCCGTATTAACCGCCATTTCAATATCAAAGTAATCGTCGTAGAAAGAATAACCAAGTTCTTGGAAAGTATCCATAGCCATAGATGCGATATAAGGAACCTCATACTTGACCCTATCAAATAAAGCATCGTACTCTTCGTGAGTGAACTTACGACCGCTAGGATTTACTACAACAGCCCGTCGAGTAATCCCAGAGTCAATATTCCTTACACGATATCGTTGGTTTGACGCGGTTACCAATAATCCGCTGAATGTCACATCATACGGTTCTTTGTATTTCTTGTTGACAGATATAGTTTCATGAGATGTCAGTTTCAACAATGGAGTATCATTGCTAATCCTAGAAATATCTGTATCATCGTCGATCAACAAAGGAACCTCTCGGATCTGTCCTGTTGCAAATGGCCCGCCACTTGTTAATTCCCTCAAGTCGATAGGAGCATGGTATCCGTCGAATATCATCTTGAATACTTTAAGAACAGTACCTTTACCAGATCCTTTTGGTCCATACAAATACATGAACTTCTCGATCCCATCCATTTTGTTCATAAGCAAAGCGCCCATAAACCACAATATCTTTTCAGCTTCATTTGGATCGTACAACGTATATAACAATTCTTTGAATGCCGGGCAGTCACCACTCACCGGAGTGTATGGTAATTTAACAGTTGCATAATCTTCTCGCCTGATCTTATGATCTGCGAACAATATACGTCTGTTGAAGTTGGTCTCAGGCTGCCAAAGGACTTTAATATAGTCAACAAACAATTTGTACTTGCCTGCTGATGCTTTACGAATTTCCTTAACCTGAATCCTAGCTGTTGGATGTTCGGCTTTTATTTCATGATACTTTCTCCACAAGATCGAGTCGATACAATCAAATAAATAGTTCTGGTCCATTATCCATTCGTTTCCATCCCAAAAAGCAAAGAACGAAGAACCTTTAATAACCAAGTCTTTAATATCGCCAAACAAGAAGTCTGGAGATATGACATAATCATAAACTCTGTTGTTACTGAAGTTTTGCTCGACAGTGACGTCTAAAAAATCAAACTTCACCGAAACCCTCCTTTTCTATCGTATTTTGTGAGTTGTAGCCAATTTCAGTCAATCAGACCGAATTTAATCAAATTTAGCCGTTTCAGACCAATAGTCCCCATTCTCCCCCCTTCTCCTATTGTTTATATATATTATAAGCTTTTAACTCTTGATGTAAACAATGTAAAAACAGGGTCAAATGGGGG